AATCTGTGAGGTCATATTTGCGGTGCCTTCCTCCTGGATAGTACCAAGAGCTCCGCTTTGTGGCGTATATTTAAATAAAGTATAAAAATTACTAATGCGCTTTGTTTTTTAAGGGTCAGATACGTGCATCATCGTACCTGCCTATTCGCACTTTTGTTTGTGGGGCTATTAACCACTGTAGATAAATATCTACTCGCATATTCGCGTCATTCTTATCTCATTAAAGCAGTCTGCTTGCATGGTATGTGCTAGACCATACATAACACCTGTAATCAGAAATGAGTTCGGTTTTGGTTTCAATTTAGTAACGACGACACTACCGCAGCGCCTCCGGACAGTTTTATGACATGACGGTCAATGCCTTCTTAAGAGAATGTAATGGGAATTGCATCCAAAAATTCCTCATATACAGCGGGAAAAATTAATTCTCCATGTACATCCACAATTTCAAATCCATATTCAGTGTAAGTAATGGCATAAATAGTGGCATCAGGCCTCAATATAGCAATAACATTTGCATACTTCATTGCTTGTTGTCTGACTTTTCGCCTATAGCTTCCGTTTCTTCCTACAACTCTCTTGCATTCAATAACGAGATAAACATTCTCAAACTGATAAAGCAAGTCTCCTTGCCCAAAATTAGTTGAGATTATGTCATATTGCTCATACGCAGGGCTACCTAAAATAGATTTCACTGACGCAATAAGCGTATCCTCCTGAGAGACAGCAGAAAGCTCAGATACCGATGACCGAGAAGAAGCATCAAATGCAACTGAATCAATAGTAAAACCTTCGTCATCTGGTTCTGACTCAATAGTACCACTTTGTGGTGTGTACTCATACTTTTCTTTGAACGCTTGCACACGATCATCGAAATCTTGATCCAAAGTTAAGCAATAAAGATTTGCTTCTTCGGCAATTTGTTTCATTTGTTGACGACGGTGCTCAAACACCTCACGTCCATGAAAGAAAAATTCACGTAGTGCTCCATCAATGTTCTGAGCACAAACCTCCTCAGGCGTCACTGCGGTAGGTTTCAAAATAGAATGCAAAGACTTAAAAATAGAATCTTCGTCCAAACACCCTACAAACAATCCTAATTCCTCCTCATACCTGTCCCTCCTTTTCAGGAAATCAGCCTCAAACCTTGACATGTAATGAGTTGGAATAGATGTCTTATCTGGCATAGTGAATACCATATCATTTTCTTTCAAAATGTTAGCCATGGAAATATGAT